CACCATTGTTGTCAACAAAAGTATCTAAATTTTGAGTTGGATAAACAGCCGTATTAAGTGCCGTTACTTGCACCCCATTAGCATAAATTTTTATTCGATTAGATGCCGTTGCTTGTGTTGTATCAACGGCAACAACAAGATGATACCAAGCAGATGGGTCGCGAAACACCATTGTGGTAGTAAGATTAAATCGTTCTGTTGTTGCGTAATCTTGCACAATTAAAGCATTTGCGCTAGACAAATAAATCAATGTCCAGTTTACACTCCAAGAATCAGTAGTTGCACCAAATAAATAACCAACTCCTAACGCACCACGCTTGACCCATCCACTCCATGTCCATGTCCGGCGGTTTGATGCACTCGCAGGAGTTCGATTTAAATAAGCAGACGCACTAGAGCGAAAGCGCAGACTCCGCTGAATCTGGTAGCCCTCATCACCAAGCAGTAGTGGGTTACCGATCACTTGCGATCTCCGATCAAGCGAGCAGTGATGTTGGAGGTGCTGTCAACATAGTAGGCCAGGATGTCAACGGCGCTGGCAGTTGTTGTCAGCGTTGGCGCTGTGCCACCAGCAAAGTCCCAGTTTGAACCATAGGCCAGAGTGCGTGAGCCTGTGCCATCTTGAGTGATCTTGATGACACCAGACTGACCAGCCGTCAGGTTGGTGGGGTTGGCCAGCGTGCGGTTGCCGCCCAAGGTGACGCTGAAGTTATTTGCCAAGGCAAAGTCAGGGGTGATGGTTGCGCCATCAGTCAAGGCCACCACAGCGCCACGCTGGGCTGCTGTGAAACTCTGCGCCACATCGGTCTTGGCCGTGTCTGCGTCAAACGCTTGGACATCCGTGCCAATAGCCAACCCCAAGAATGTACGGGCTGATGCGCCACCGGCACCCAAGGTAGTCAGGTCGGCATCGTAGGCCTGGACATTGGTGCCGATCACAAGGCCAAGGTTTGTCCTGACAGTTGCAGCAGACGCTGTCAGCTCAGACAGATTGTTTGCAGTGAGCAGATACGCAGCACCAGACACATAAGCGGCCACCCAAGCAGAGCCTGTGTACAAGCGCATCTCTGGCACTGTCGTGTTGTAGTACAAGGAGCCAGCAAGCAGAGCGTTGCCGTCATTGTCTAGCGTTGGGTTGCTTGCTTTGGGGCCAAGGTAGCGATCATCAAAGTTATCGTATGCGGACAGCGCTGAGTCGCGTGCAGCTTCAGCCGCAGTCTGTGCTGTGGCTGCGTTGCTGGCGCTTGTGCTCGCTGCAGAGGCAGAGCTAGACGCATTGCTTGCGCTGGTGCTTGCATTGCTGGCCGAGGTAGATGCGTTGCTGGCTGATGTGCTGGCTGCCGAGGCAGATGCTGCTGCGTTGGTGGCCGATGTTGTGGCTGATGCAGCATCAACCAGTAAAGTAAATTTAGCAGCGTCAGCATTTGTTGTAATTGGCAGGGCACCGCTAGAGGTGTGAGCTGTAATTACTTGGAAGATGTTGTTGGTTGTTGTGTCTTTGACAATGTCTCGCACAAAGTACACGGTGCTGGCTGCCCAGTTGCCGCGGTTAGTGCCCAAGGTTTCGCCCAGTGCAGGGTTGCCAATTGAATCAAAGCCCAGCGTCTTGTTGGCACGAGATGATGCCTTGGGCAACGTCATGTTGATGGTGGTTGGGTCGGTCTGTGGAGCTGACAGCGCCCTGACCAAGCCCTCGGCATTCTGCTGGGCAAAGATGGTCTGCTGATCAAGCTCATCATTTAGCGTGTTGGCAAAGAAGTCGCCGCCAGTGGTGAAGTCAGTGGCGCGAGCAATGGTCCGGTTGCCAACAATGGCGTATTGGGTTGGCGAGGTTGGTGTCAGCGCCAAGCCCGTGGCCGTGATGGTCACCGAGCCGGTGCCGTTGGCGTTGATCGTCACGGTGTAGTGAGTGGTCAGCGTCAGCAGTACATCGTCTTTGAACACGGCAATGTCAGTGTTAGCTAGGATCTCAAAGGTAAACGCATAGGGGCCAGCGCCACCAGTGCCACTGGGTGCGTAGACTGTTCGACGGGTGACGTTGCTAATTGGGATGGCCATGATTCAATCCTTACTATTGGTAATTGTACGGTTTTAGTCGGGTTTATAAAAGAGGCCACGAGACTTTTTGAGCTCTTTAAGCTCATCAATTTTGGCCTGCAATTGCGGTGATTCTGACTTGAGCTGGCTGGTGGCCATGGCCATGTACTTGGAATGCGTATTCTGGACCGTCTTTTGCTGGTCATCCAGCGATAACAGGTCAAAGCCCGGCATTTGCATGACAGTCAAGATTGCGTCTTTTGATGGTAGCTCTTTGCCATAAATGGTCAGCAATCGGTTGTACTGGAATGCATCCATCTCCACGCCATCAACCTTGCGGTCAGGCATGCCAACTGGCGATCCAAGCCGAACCAACGCATCGTCCACCTCAGAGAATTTCTCTGGTGTCACGCGGGTTGGCAGCACCATCTCGTAAGCTGATCCAGTGCCTGACTTGGTTTCATCACCCCACAGGTTTAAAGTGTCTGGAAGGTCAGCGTTGAAGTACGGCAGCCGGGACTTGTATTTGTTAAAGGCTTCTATAAAGCCACGCACGCCCATGGGCAGATCTGGGCTGGCGCGGGTGTCTTTGTTAGTTGGATCTAACAGGCGCTCAATGCCAGCCAGCAGCGAACTGTAAGCGCCAGCTGGTGACCCACCGATTACAAACCCACCGTATTGCTTGGCCAAGCCATCAACAATCTTTTTGCCATCAACTGCGCCTTGCTGGTTGGTGCCAATCAGCTTGGCCACATCAGCGATACCTTGCAGGTATGGCTGCTCTTTTAGGTACTCATAAAGACCGTATGTGGCACCAAGGAAAACCTCCTCGATCTTGCTGGCATCAGTTTCATATTTTGCGTATTCAGCATAGTCAGCCGCAATGGCCATAAATGCTGACATTGGCTCCATGCCACCATAGCTGTAGTAGCTGTCACCAATTTTTATGGAGTAGGGTGTTTTGCCATCACGCAACAAAGCATCACGGTCAGCCTTGCGCTCTGGTCCCCGGCCAGTGATCTTTCCCTCTGCAGCCAAAGCAGCATACGTGGCCAACATAGCAGACCCAAGGGTTACCTTGGCCAAGGCCATGTCGCGGTACACGCCACCCTTGGCGATCTCCTCACGCCACTGGGATGACAGCGGTGCAAACGGTGTGCGCTCAATGACCTGCAAACCAATGTTGGCAGGAGTCTTAAAGAACGGCACCACCACTTTTAGAATTGGGCTATTAAATGTCTGCTGCAGCTGCTTTAGGGCTGGTGGTAGATCGGCAGTAAATGTTCCCTTTTGAGCAAACAGTGTTGCCGCCTCATCCAGATCACGCGGTGGATTCTGAAATAAGTTTAGAACTTCAGCCTCAGACTTTGCCAGCGCGTCAGCTTCTGGCATACCGGAATCGATGGCCTCTCTGTACACAGATTTACCACGCCGGGTGATCTGGGTGTTTATCTCCATACGATAAAGCACACCCTTAAAGAACTCATCTTCAGCCATCAACGCTCTGCCGGGAAGAGTGACAGCAGTGCCATAATAATCAATAGCTTTGCCCAGCCACTTGTCTTGCTCAATACCAAAGGCGGCAGAGCTTATAGGTGGCAATTGAGTCCCGCGTTGCGCCTCGATCTTGCTCATCAAATCACTGGGCTGGTTTTTCTTAAACGCAGTGGAGGCCAGATCAAAGCCTTCCATTATTCCGTTGCGTAAGGATTGGACCAATGTCAGTGCCTCGTCATACGCGATCTTATCGGAAGCACTACCCGGCAACAATGCATTCCATGAACGCACACCTTGCGGTAAGGTATTGCTGTAGAAAGATGCAATCAAGCGTTCAGGTATTTGGTACACACCAAACATGGCATTTCCAAATATGTTCTTGGCGTGCGATACAGGGCTGGACAGTAAGCCGTTAATGTAGGTTGTAAACCACACATCCTTAACGCCAGACATCATTGACTTTTCAACCATTGCATTTTGAGCTGCTCTGGTTTCAAGCGTCAGGTAGGACTTGGCCATGTCAGACAGAGCCGCGTCACCACCGTACTCATCAATGACTTGGCGCACGACAGCAGCGTTGCCATCACGCGGGATGCGGAACACGGCCAGCGCTCTGGCGGTCTCGCTCTGGATACCCTTAACGCCGCGTTGGATCAAGCCATGGAAGGCGATCTGCTGGCGCAGGACCAGCTTGTCCACATCAGTGGCAGCTCCACTGTTAACCAGCTTAAACAGGCGATCCAGCTCGTTGGCGCTGGACTCTAGCACCTCAAGCGCTTTGTAAGTTTCTACCGCGTTGGCCATCATCTTGCCATCATTGCCAATCAAGCGAGACAGGAAGTTTTCAGAGATGCCCTGCTCTGCTGCCTTGTCTTTAATTTCTTGGAATGTCACGGCCTTGGTCTTAATATTCAAGGCATCGGCCACGCCACCCACAATGGCAGCTGCGTCTTCTGTCTGGTAGCGGCCAAGGTTGAATGGCTCCACAGGAATGCCAGCTGCAGCCTCTTCTGCAGATACTGATGGCTTGCCTTGGGTAATGCCAAAGGTCTGCCTGCGGCTGACAGCCCGGCCAACCTCATCAGTTAAAAGTTGGTCAGCCTCTGGAATCAGTTTGAATCGGCCAGCCTTGGCAGCTTCCGGCAACGTACCTTCAGCTGCACGCGCAGCTTCTGGCACCAAAGCACGTTCTGCCTTGGGCGCTTGCTTTGTAATGAACTTACGGAGAGCTGCGTCTACAGGCCCGGCGATCTGCACACCCCCAGTCATACTGGGAGTGCCAGACTCATCTGTGACTACAGGCTCTGCAGGAACCTCTGCAGCGCCCGGCATGGGCTGCAATGCAATGTCTTCAAGCGGTGTTGCTGGAGCTGCGCTAGGCAGGATCTGGCCTAGTCGTTGGTCAAGGGATTTCTGTTCAATGGCCATTATTCAGCTCCTTTTACTAGAGAGCTAGGGCCCCCAATTATTTTGGTTTTGGTTTTGTTTGCGGCTGCGCCTGTGCCGCTTGTGCTGGCGCTTGGCGTTGCGGCTCCTGCAAGTTCTCTTTCAAAGATTGCCTCAAGTTCGCTCCGTAAAGGATCGAGGTCTGCTGCGGTGCGTTTGACACCGAGCTCTGCCAACCTTCCCAAGTATGCTTCCCCATTTTTAGATCCTTTCCAATCATTGCGTGCTTTAACAAGATCAGCTTCATAGCCTCTTGTCTTAACATCATAATCTAATTTTGTCAGCATTGCATCTATTTCTCCACCAGCTGACAATGCACCTTGTACAGATTCCATACGTGCGGGACCGCCTTTGTCTATCAAAACACGAATGCCGACTTCACCGTCTATGGTCCGAATTGGTTGGTAGCCAACAAATAACTTAGTTGGATCTGCGGCCATTACCTTTTCCCAGAATTTTCTCAATCCTTCATTGGTAGATAAGTTGTCGCTGCCGGATTCAATAAAGTCAATGGCTAATGCTTTTGGATTCTTTGTTGTCCCTTTGATTGAATTTACCCACACCTCTGTCTGCTGTGTTAAAAAACCAACAGTATTGGCAGCAATTTCAGCTCCATTTCTGGTAGCCAGTGTTTGTGCAATAGCTGCTGGGTTTTGATAATTTTCCCAGCCGCCTGTGCCATGGACCATGCCACGCAAATCAATGCCAGATATTTCTTTAGCCATTTGCATGGCACGTTCAGTCACAGCTTTTGTCAACTGGGATTGACGATCACCGCTCAACGCATTAAATGCTGCTCCATATTTAGTTGCCCATGGCGAGCCCTCGCCGGGTGCGGCTTCCATTGAGATGCGGCGCAAGCTGCGTTCAAGCGCAGTTACTGTGTCATCAGCGGCATCGGCAGTCAAACGAGTCATAGCCATCCAGCCAACCGCTTGGACCTCTTTTGGCTGCCAATCACTTCGGCCCTGCCAGTTGATGCCATTTAAATGCTCTGTTAATTTACGGCCAAAATCTGCACGGTTTTCGTATTGAGTGTCAGTTGGTCCACCAGCCAGATCTGTAGCAATCCGATCTCGGTCCACTTTATAGCCTTGGCGCTCCAGATGATTTAGCAAGATGTCATCAACCAGTCCGGTGTCTCTGGCGGTATGAATATCAACAACAAAAGGCTGGCCAGCCAATGCGTCATTACCGTAAATTGACCGGACTGATTTACCTTCAGCGCTGTCTACAAAGTCAGATATTTTTAAACCAACGCCTTCAACAATTGGCTCATCTTGCAAAGCACTTCTTGCTGCTTTAGTAGCCAAAGGCAACCCAGCCGCTTTCATTTCACCAGCTGGTACTTGACGCGCAAATTGTTCAGCTTGCAACAGTACATTGTTAAAGGCACCATCAACACCAATGTTCTGGTTGGCCACCAGCCATGCCCTCATGTACTTGTCAGTTTTAACCTCATCTCCATCGGTATATTTAAGGAAGGTGCCACGCACTTCTTCATACCATTTTGAATACTGTGCAATTTCTTCTGGTAAAAGAATGGCCTCAGTTCTTTCAATCCAGTCATCAGGCGTAATTTTGCCAACAACAAAGTTTGGCATCTCACTGCCTTCTGGTGCCTCAATCACTGTGCGCTCGTTCTTAGGCATGCCCGGCATAGCTTTGCCTTCTAAGGCTTGTTTATCTCGCTGCACTTTTAAACGTAAACGATTGGCTGAATCATTAACTGGGAACTTGATGCCGCCTTCTGTTTTTGATAAAACAGGTTTTTGTAATACACCTTCCATGCCGCCAACAGCTTCTGTGCTCAAACCAACAGGAACATTTTTTAAACCTTTGGCAGCTTTAATGGTTCCTGCTGCGCCCGGCAATAGACCAAGTACGCCGCCACCAACTTGCAATGCTGCTGTGCCATAGTTACCTGCTTTTATTGAACCAGCTGCGTCCTCAGTAATAGCTCTTCCAGCCTCTTGTGTTTGCAAGGCTGTGCCAAGGTATGGAATGATGTCTGCAATGCCCATGTTCAATGGCAGATTAGAACTTGGTCCACCAAGAATTGTTTGTGCATCTTGCCGGGCCTGATAACGATTGCTACCCATTCCCTCAAACCCAGCCTGCAAAAAGCTGGCCAAACGCTGACGCACTGTTGGATCGTAGGACTTCATCTCTGCTGGGGCTGGTTGGCCACTGTAAGCAGACTGCGGCAGGCCACGCGAGCCAACCTCTGCCAGCTGGATGTCGCCCGGCATGGTGCCCATGGCTCCGGTCTGTTCTGGCATCACAGGGGCTGGCGGCTCATCAGGGAACTGGACCGCAGTCAAGGCCGACAGGTACTTGTCTTCAATAGAGCTGTAAGCCATTTTTAATTCCTACCTTCTGCACGTTTTAAGAGTTTCTCTAACTCATTAATGTCTCGCAACTTCTGAGCATCATTGCCTGCCTTTTGACGCAGGGCTGGCAAGTTGTCGCGGGTAACCGGGCCAGTGATCCAGCTACGCCCATTCTTGTAGGTGCCATCAGCATTCTTTGCAAACTCATCAATACGTTTCTGAGCTGCCTTTGCATCTTCACTGTTGCGGCGTTTAAGCAAATTGTCTTCAATCTGAATCAAGACCTGTCGTGGTGTCAATGTTTTACCTTCAGCTGCAGCAGCTGACTGGATCTGCAATGCTTCTGCCTGCAGCTCTGATCTACGTTTAAACTCTTCACCCTTTGGATCAAGCACTACTACGCTGCCGGGTATGACAGGAATGCCTGCAAGCTGGGAGATCCCGCGATCAAGGGTTGAGCTGTCTCGGCGGTCTTCAGTTTGCAGCAGCTTGAGCGCTGTCACAGCCTCCTTGCCTGTAATGCCTTTGCCGACAAGATCCCAGATCTGATCTGGCCGAGTGATGGTGTTGTTGTAAATGCCGGACAATAAATTAAAGTTGACCGCTGCATTACCTTCACCGCTTGGTGCCAATAGATCCTTGAGTGTGCCAATGGGAATAGATCCTTCTGGCAGTGCTGTAAGTTGCGAAATAAGTTGTTTTCTTTTTGGACTACCTTCAGGTAAAGGAAAGATTTGCTCAAGCAAGTTAAATGCTGCGGCTTCACCTTCACGCTTAATACCTGCACGCTTTTCGTCTGCAAGTGATTTGCGAGTATTAACGGCCACCATAAAGTTGGCGGTCACCTTGGCTACAGAATCAAAGTCATTGACAATCATGGACTGTAGGACCGGGCTCATCTTTCCAGCACTGCCAGCTCTGATGTTGGCCAGCGTCTGTTCTGGGTCTGCCATGTTGGCATCGGATGTCAGCTCTTTGGTCACCGCGTTAACTTTTGCATTACGCAGTGCCAATTCAAATTTTGTGCTGTATTCTTTTTGAAGGGCAGCATCACCCAATATCATTGACTGGGTTGTTACATTTTTACGGAATATATCTGCAAGCTCATCTACAGATCTGGTTTGTCCAGTTGAATCTACAAAGTTACCTTGAGATATTGTGGCCTCAAGAAGCCGAGTTCCATTATCAAAATCAGCATCAAACTTGGCTATGCGTTGAGCCTTCTCTCGCTTTAACTCTGCAGTGTATGCAGCATTGAGGACGGTATTGCCATGGGTGGCCATGGTTGCGCGGAACTTGATACCAGCTTCAGCGTCAACACTGGACAGGGATTTTGAGTACCCATCCGTCATCGTCTTAATTTTTGTACTGACTTGCTCGGATGACGCTTTGCCTGCCTCAACGTCAGCCAGCAACTTGGCCAGCTCGTTGCGGCCTTCCATCTCAAAGTGGCCAGACAATTCAAAGCTGCGAGCCTTGGCCACAGCTTGCTCAAATATATTTTGAGTACCAACACCACCAAGACCAAGACCTGTAACAACACCATCTTTTGCCAGCTGAACCTGCTCTTGGCTGATTGGGTTGCTGGCCACAAACTGTAGACCCTCTTCTTTTCTCATGGTTGCTGCGTCTGCAAACGCACTGGCGCTCATGCGGTCAAGGATCTGGGCCATAGTCCCAGCTGCTTGAGCTTCTGCACGCGGTCCAACGTAGTCAATCTGCTGCTGTTGCACTTGCACTATTGGCGCGTTCCCAACAGAGCGCACTTGCATTTGGCCTGATTCAATTCGTGTTGCCATTACATAGCCTTCAAAAATGTAGGTACAGCCTTGGCCAAGGTTGCATTGGCCAACAAGCCGCCAGTCATTCTGGAAGCACTAGCAGCCTGTGTGTATTGGCCAGCCTGACGTTGAGCTGTAAATGTATTTAAGTAGTTTTGGTACTCAGTAGATTGACGCATGGCACTTGCGTCTTCAAAACCCATAACCCGCGCAGTCAATGCATTGAGGTCAGAGATCCCAACATCACGCATGGTGGCGGCTACGTTTTCGCGCTGGATGCCAAGGTTTGATCCCTCACCAACAACCACTCCACTTGCAGCAGCTCTAGCGCGTACAGACGCATTAGTAGCACGCATGTTCTTTAACAGAGTATTGCCAGCGATCTGGTAGTTCTGCGCTTCAATCTCAGCTCGCTTGATAGTGCGGCCAGCTTGGATGGTGGCGTACTGCTCAGACATGTCTGCTCGGACCTCTGCCACGGCCAGCGTATCTCGCGCCTGCAATAGGTAGCTTGTCTGCGTGTTAATTGCTTGAGCCTGCTGTGCTTGAGATGCAGCATAGGCATCAAGTAAACCTGCGCCTGCTGTCATTTGTCCGGGTGTTATTGCCATGTCATGTTCCTGAGAAAACAGCCACTCGGTAGTCTAGGCCAAGCAAGTTCATCTTGAGCGGCAGATCTTGGGACAGCTCAATAGACTGCTCGCGGCTGTAGCCAAGCACCCCATTGACGCGCTTGATCCCGGTGAACTCTGGCACTGGATCATCAAGTAGCGGGTTGTCAAACAAGCGGAACGCCACTGGCTGGTTATTGATAATCAGGTTCTGGGTCTTGTTGACCACAGCGCTGATCTCGACAATGCGCTTCTTAAACGACACCCGGCTGCCAGTCTGCAGCTTTACCTCTGCAGGCATTGTCTTGACATACACCGTGATTGGCAGGCCAACCTCATAGCTGGTAGTGCTTGCCCGGTCAAACGTAACTGAGCCACCACCACTCACAGTCTCATTGCCTTGCGGAGATCCGTCTGTGATCACGTTTAAAGCCTTGGCCACATGAGGCAGGCTGCTGGCGCTGGCTGCGGCACCGCCAACAAACGCGCAGTCAGTAAAGTATTCGTAACCAAACAGCTCAATAAAGTACCGATCCACACTGTTAAATGTTCGCTTAGTCACTACGTAGATTGCGTTGATATCCACACCCACATCAATGAATAAGCCATCGGTAGTAAATTCTGAGGGGCTGGTTACCTGCTGGGACCGCATGATCGAAAACACACCCATGCTGCCATCGTCAGTGTTTGTCATCAAGAGCAGGTCTGCCTCTTCTGTGCTGGATGCCTTACGCAAGGCAACCCGCTGCGGTCCCTTTAACAGGTGGCCAGATAACAGGGAGATGCGCTGGGTAATGTATGTCAGCTGGGTGTCGCTAAAGATAAACTCATTGAGAGACTTGCCTTGGCGCTGGATATAGATCGAGCCAGACTCCACAGATTGCACGCGGGTGCCGGGCTTAATGCCATTGCGGCTGACGTTCTTAAATGTAAATGTCAGCGGGGTAACAGGGTCTGTACCAGTCTGCGGGATATAGAACTCACCGCCAGTGGTAAACACCTGAAAGTCACGCGAACTGATAATGTCGGTGATTACGTTTAACTCATTTGTGTCTAGCGTAGCTTCTACCGCATCATCATCCAAAGACTCTGTTGGCACAAAGTCAAAGAAGAGTCCAATCTTAGACCCCCAAATAGTTGATGGGCGAGACTTGCTGCCACCAAAAAACAAACGGCCTTCATGAAATGACACGGTACGTGGCCAGCCTTTGCCAGAGCTCCATACGTCAACGTAACCACTCTCAAGCTCCCAACCCCCTGATGCCACAGCTGAAGTGTCAAAGAAGGGGTATTCAGTGATTGCTTTGACCACTGTGGTGCTTACGAACTGAACAATACGAGCGCGACCTTGGGTATTTACGTTAATGTATTGATCTACATTTCCAGCCGAAAATACAGCAGAGCTTGCTGTCAGTGTTACGTTACCAGCTACAGCACTAGGTGTCAGAGTACCAGCTGGGTTTGTAATTGTCTGGGTGAATGCGTACTTGGGAATGCTGTCAAAGGTGATGGTGGTTGCGGTCCAAGCTGTGTCGCTTGTGCGCGTAATGCGTACAGGCTGCAGGTCAGGGTGGACAACAATCAGAGTATCGGCAGATTGGACCCAGCACATGTCATCCACAATATCGCTGGCAATGGTGGTTGTCAGGTAGCTGTTCCCGGTGCCATTGATGTTGGCCTGCACCACGCCATTCTTGATGACATGCATGCGGTTGTGGGTGAAGCACAACATGTAGCTGTCAGACACAGAGAACTGGAATGACACCAGACGCACGCCATTGGCCGCGCTTGGGGTGCTGCTGTTTGGCAGCTCAAAGATGTGCTTGGTACCGGGCCTACGGCGCAGACCGCCTTGGGGCTGGATCAGCACGTTGGTGGCCTTGGCCAAAGCATTGTTGTAGGCAGCCAAATCAACCCGCGCACGTAGCAGGGGATCGAGCTCCCCTGTAGCAAAGTTGGTGGTGAATTCTACAAAGCGTGGCATCAGTTTCTCACTGCGATAAGGCTGTAATCTTCAATGATTCGGACCGGGTTGTTCTGGCCATCAATCTGCATAGCGGTACGCATGTACCCACCACGGCCATTTTCAGAGATGTCACCAGTGGCCACACGCTGCCACTTGGTAGATTTGTCCTGCTGTTCTGTGATGGTCTCAGCAATGTGCCAAGCCACCATGTATTTAAGCAGCTGCACAAAGTATTGGGGCATAGCGTACTCGGGCACGCTGAATTGGTAGTCGATAAAGACGCTGGTCAGGTTGGTGAGCAGCTTGTCGCCTTGGATCTCCCAGTCCTTTTGGACAGGGCTACCGGGGTTGGCGCTGTTGTACACGGCGCGTGGGTTAGCTAATTTGTCGCCCGGCAGCTGATACTCATAGCGCCAGACAGAATTTGGGGTGGTGATCAGCTGGGCCAGCTGCACCTTTTTCATGCCAAAGCTCCATGGGTACGTAACCAACACAGAGTCTCTGATATCGGGATAGAGTCGGTCACACACGCTGGACTCATCGGTGCCATCGTTAAATGACGAAATAGCCTTGGCTCCAATTAGAAGCAAGGCATCAGAGCAGATTGATACACCAGTGTCGCCAGCAGCCATTTGAGCCTCTCAATGTAAGAAAGGCCACCCTCCGAGAATCCCCAGAAAGTGGCCTAGCTCACTGACCATTAATTAGTCAGTGTCAGTTGCGCTTACGGTTGTACCGTCAGCAATGTCAACCACACCAGCCGAGGATACAGCGTTAACGTAAGTCAACACTAGGCTAGGCGTAGTAGAGTCATAGACAAAAATAATGTCGCCGACTTTTAACAGTGATGCAATGCTGTCAAAGTAGCTCACGGTGTTAACCGTAGCTTGGGTATCTGCTGTTTTGTACAGATACATTGATGGTGCATTGCCAGATTTGGCAGCGCATACGGTTACAAAACCAGTGCTTGAAAATGCCATGTCAGTCTCCTAGATTAAGATTCGCGGCAGGTAATCTGAACGATACCTTCTGCGTCAATGGCAACAGCACCAGCACTGAAGACTTCATTCACCAACCAAGATGTCTTCTCGGCGATGTAGTTGATCTCAGTACGCATGGCAATACCTTCACCGTAGCCGATTGCATCCTTGTGGAACGCAAAGCAAACGCGGTCAAGAGAACTGTCGATGGCCAAGCCACCTTCAGAACGATCACCCAGCACATGGAATGTGAAGCCCAAGTAGGTATTGATCTCACCCTGCACCAGCGCTTTAACGCTGTTGAAGTCTGAGCTCGTTACGCTTGTCTCTGACAACAAGTTGGCCAAGCCGTTAGCGTGGATAACAATGTTGCGGCCATCTGGCGCTACGTTGTTTTTGTCCAACAGGCGTTTTGCTTCGCGGAGCTTGGCAATGTTCATGTTGGTAGTTGCACCACCAATGCTGTTTGCAACTGTCAAGCTAGTGCTTGAATTTGCGAGAGCATCAAGGACCATTTGGTCTTGGCGGCGGCCCATAGCACCAGCAACAACTTGAACGAGCTCTTGACGCTCATCAAAGTTGACTTTAGCTTGGGAGAAAATGTCAGAGTACTCAGCAGCGTTGTAATCAGCAAGAGTCAAAGTGACAGTGCTGAATGCTACGTTGAGAGGGGTGACATCAGTTTGTGGTACACGCAGGGTTGCAACACCCTTGCCCACTTTAGGGAACTTAACAGTAGAACCTTCGACTCCACGACGCTGGCGAACCGCCGGAACAAGCATTGCTTTACCTTGGTAGGCTTGCTTTACTTCCGCGTCAAAAAGAGTAACAAAGGCGTTGGATAGTGAAACGCTCATTTGATTTACCTCATTGGTTATTAATACAGGGTTCTCGCATCGGTGAGCCTGAAAACAGGGCCATTACTTGCTGGTTGCGCCAGCCACTCGTCAGCATCCGCTGCGGTAAGGGTCTGTTGCCAGATATGCCTTGCTAACATTATATATACCATTTTTCTTTAGTGGTCAACTATTTTATTTGTAATACATAAAAAAAAGACCCAGCCGAAACTGGGTCAATTGGCAACTGCTTACCAAGGAGAATTATTTAAACTGGGACTGAAACATTTTTTCAACCTTGTTTCTGTACCCGGGATCAGTCTTGTACTTAGGATCATTGACCATCTGGTACAAGTCATCCTTGCTGGGTGCGCCTTCAAGCTGCATGCTCTGGGTTGGGACCCGGCCCTCGTAGGACTCCCGGATTTTCATCAGAGCTGTAATGCCGCGAGCTGTACCGCCCATGATCTTAAACTCTTCAAAGTCATCTTTGGACCAGACACCTTTATTGACCAGCCCCCGGGCCCAGTCAACCATACCATTGACAATGGCACCACCGTTTGGCCCCAGCTGCTTCATCTCAGCTGCCGGGTCAACCATCTCACCAGTCATAATTTCTCTGGCCTGAGTCTGCAGATTGCCAACCAAGTCATCAAACGCAGCCTGAGACAGGCCATTGTCCTTGGCCCAGCTGGACAGTGTTCCGGCCATTTGATTGGTTTCAGCCTGTTCACCAAAGAGCTTTAAGTCATACTTCCCATCGGCTGGGGCTTTATGCTTGCCTTGGGAGATCTGCTTACGCAGGTCTGTCCAGCTCTTGGCGATGCCTTCCAAGTCTGGCTCGTTGGCATCTTTTTTCCAGAAGTTCTCTGGCCAGAAGTCTGGGCGCTCCAGTGGATCATCAGGTGTGGCGGCAGCTGGTACAGCTGATGCGGTAGCCTTGTGATCTATTTCAACCGCTTGTGGGTTATCTGGTTTGGTTTCGTCATTCACTTGCACGTTGTCAAGTAGGCCGGAGGTTCCGGGCTCAACGGTTGCTGTGTCGGTCATAGTTTCCTTGCTGTGTTAATCCGTACCTCGATGTCCCTCACCACCGTTCTTTGCCCTTCGGAAAAGAATGCGTATGAGGGGTCTGTGCCCGGTACGGCGATGGGCACATTCACATACATGTCGCGCAGCCACTGAAGCAGCTTCTGGCCATCCTCTGACCCAAACACTCGCAGGGTTAGCCGGGCCAAGTCTTCGCGCTTTTGGTCAACCTCGCGGATATCGCTTGGCTGGCCAATGGCATCTAGCTCATCCCAGCTCATACTGGCATACCTTGTGGGGCTGGCATGCCACCCGGCGCACCACCTTGTGCTTGGGCTTGCATCATCATGGCTTGGCCAATGGCTTGTTTCTGTTGTTCGTTACGCATCTCTTCCATAAGTACTGCACGCTCTGGGGCTGTGTTACGGACCGAGGCAGGCACACCCAGCTTGTCGGCCAGATAGTCCACCATAACGTCCATCTTGAGCGCCAGCTGGCCATCGGTGCCTAGGTTCTGGCTAAGTTGCATGAACTGCATGATTGAGTTAACCTCTTCCATGTTCTGCGCCATAGCCAACGGTGCCACAGGGGTAACCTTGACCTCTAAACCGTTGACACGCAAAGGCATGTCAATCATTCCGCGTTCATCCATCACCTCAAGGATCTTGGAAGTGATCGGGATCATGGTCTCATTGATCAGTCGGCCAAAGGCAGAACCAAGGTTCTGGGCCAGCTCTTTCATGCGCTCAACAATCTCAGTGGCAGACCGTGCGCTCATGTTGTCAGGTGGCAAAGACTCATCCAACAAGATCTTTTTAATGTTGCCGCGCATGTCACTGATGATCAGCTGGCTGACATTAAAGTCACCGGACCGTGGCAATGCCAACAGGGCTGGGCCTTGTGATCCACCATTGCGAGCCACTGGGATAATGGCACCCGGCACAATCTTTACTGTGTTGGGGTTAAGCACGCCATCATCCGCAGCTGTATATACGCCAGCCACAGCCAAAGATGCGTTCTTTAGCATCAACTCAATGGTCTTGTTCAGCGTCTTAATGTCTGGCAAAGCAGTCATCAATGGGCCACGGCCGTAGATCTCACCAGCCACCTTCATGTAGCGCGAGATAACCCAAGGGCTCATCTTACGGCGGCGGTAAACCAGCTCCTGCTTGGTCACCTTGTCGATTACGTGGTAGCAGTAGTCACCACGCTTGTGGTCATAGATGGTGGCCTCAAGCAGCTCGATGTCATCGGTTGGCTTTTGTTCAATGCGGCGCTGCATCTCTTCTGGGATCTCAGCGTCTGGCCACTGGCGCTGGATGGATTCACCCTTCATTCGCATGCGGCGATACACATTATCCACTTGGCCGTTGGCTCCCTCCTCGTAGCTCACCAAGAACAGTGGCACAGGGATAAAGTTAAGGGGCTGGACATCATCCCCGGGCTGCACCATCATGCAGGCGGTGCCCACAGCCAGATCCAACAAGAACTCGCCCATGGCAATGTCAAAGTTAGACTGGTTTAGCATGGTAAACATCTTGTCTTGGTAGACCTCAAGCACGGCCTGCGCCTGCTGCTTACGATCTGCCGGGATGTCTGATCCAGCCTCTAGCTTGGCCCACTTACGCTGGGGTGGGAACACTACAGACTGCAGCCGATTGGCAAAGCGCTGGGTTGAATTGATGGCAGTCGAGTCAAAGACACGCTGCATTTTCTTTGATCCAGTAGATCCACCCTCCCACACGCCATAGAGCTGACGCTGGGGCAGGGCAAACTCGTAGGCATCTTGGTACAGCTGCTGGAACTCATCCTTCTTTGACTGAGCAGACGCTTGACGCTTCATAATCTGCTCTGGCGTTAGACGCATTCCACCGGGTGTGTTTTTATATTCCATGATCATCTTTCTTGGTTACTCGTACCACTCAAGCTGCAAAGATGCTGCGTGCGCGGTGCCATTTACGTTGGTCAATCTGAACAAATAGTTAGTCAATGGCTTCAATACATATTCCAAAGATCCAGCAGAGGCTCCGCTAAATTTTTTACCAGATCCACCGGGAATAATTTGAGCAACCAGCGTGTCGCCAACAGATGTAACGGTTGGGTTTATAACCATTGCAACTTGGCTGACGTTGCTTGCGGCATAGTTGCGGTTTCTGTTTATTGGGGTAAATGCAGTGCCACCAGTTGTGGTTGTGTTTTCATAAATGTACAACTCAGCGTCACCTAAACACATTCCATCAATGGTCACGTGCGGGAACACGCCGGATGGGGATGCCATCACAATGTTAATGCTTGCAGCTGCAGCCAATGGTGATGAATCAGGCGCGATCTTGTACGCATAGTAGGCACGGCCATCATGGTTGCGCTGGTGGTTGACATCAATTGTGATTGCAGGCGCATCAGCGCCAGCCACAACCTGAGTGCCAGCATTGTTCTTTTGAGTTAAGACAACATGCCGGGCATTGGTTGTGTCTGACTCACGTAGGACGTTAAGAACAGCCATCAGTCTTCTTCTGCCTCATCTTGGATCGGACCACCAACAAGCCATGCATCACATGTGCGAGTGTCAGCGCACTTAAAGTGCAGCAGCTCACAGTAGCCAAGGCCAGCAGACTCAACGACTTCATCGTCATAGCCAGCCTCTTGCTCTGGCCGCTTGGCTTCAATGCCTGCCTTAATGCAATCCATCATTTGGCTGGTAACAATAAACGCAGAGCAGTTACCACAGCGCATGCCCATGGCCTCGGCTTCGCTGGTGTTGAGCATGATTGATTTCTTTAACCAGAAGACACGGTTGTTGGCGGTGTCATCAGGATTGGCCGGGCCATAGCCGTAGTGCTCAAAAGCAAAGTTGCGAGCCTTGAGGTTTTCTGCCAAGTCGCGTGTAGCAATTGGGCAGGAATACTCTTCAACTTCCAGCTCAACGTCATCAAGCATTGTGCGGTGGGTTGCCATCATTTACCCTTCTTTAGTCGGTCAGCTTCGCTCATGGCAATGGCCACGGCCTGCTGGCGGCTTCCTACTTTGTCGCCACTGGAGCTCTTGAGCTTGCCAACTTTGTATTCACGCATGACTTTGTGAACCTTGTCTTGCATCTTAGATTTTGTGTCTTTCATTACGCTGCTCCTGATAAAAGTGGTCTAGCTGACTTGCGAGATACCGCACTAATACGTGCAGACTTGCGCTCACCAATCTCACGCTTAAAGCTACCCTCTGCCTCTTTGCGTTTTTCATCAAACGCTGTCTGGTCAAAGCTGCCAACGTCCGGTGCCACAGGGATATCTGGCGCAACTGGCGCAACTTCTGCGAACCTTGGAATTTCTTTTGGCGTGTAAACTTCGTATGGCACCTGCTCGGTCTGACCTAAAAGCCAACCTTGGTAGTTGGTTTTCTTTTGGGTTCTGTACGCTGTAGTCACAGTGATTGGATCAGCTTTAATGCCTTCAACAATCTTGTTGTACTGGTCCAACTTGGTTTGGTAGGCAGCTTTCTGCGACTCATACGTTGGCACTGCAACATCTTTGTACTGTGCAATTTGGGCTTCGTATGGCTGCATCTTTTCGGCCACGCCAGCTTGATAAGTCTGGAAAGACTTTTGGTAGTCCCCAGTAATACCAGCAATGTTGCTTTTGTATTGCTCTGCCAAGCGGCCAATGTCAGAAGTGCTACGCCGCGCTATCTTGCGCTGCATGAATTGCGGTAGCGTAGCCATTACTGAATCCTCATCCCGCCGCTGCCAAGGTCAATTGGTATACCCAACTCGGCATCCATACGTTCAGCAGAAAGAAGTGATCTGCGGCCACCGCGAGTGCGAGCCTTTAAGGCAGACGCTTCAGCAGCTGCGGCCTTCTTGCGCTCTTCGTCTGCAGCAGCCTGCACTTCCT